GGTGGCCTGGGGGATGGGCCTGGTGATGGTGATGCCTGGGCGCTTATCGCACCCGCGAAACACCGGGCCAGCAAAGCACTCGACGCAGACCACGGCGGCTCGCGGGGTCGGTCCAGACGAGGACTCCACCAACACACATCGGTGGTAGTCGAGGATGTCGCTACACCTCGCACACCATAGGGCGTGGCCGCAAGCGGCTCGCAGCACAGCTTCGGTATTCATGCCTCCACCTCCTCTTCCCTGCCGTCGAACATCGGCCATAGGGCCTCCGCGACATCGGCATAGAGCGCGCCGAAAGCCATCGCCTCCCACTTGACCCCGGTCTCCGACGAGACGATTGAGTCGGCGCCCCAATTGTCAAAAGCATAGTCGCTGTTAGAACTGTGCCGCAGCACATCGTGGCTATGCCAAGTGTAGATCACCCACTCGTGCCCGCCGATTGTCTCCCACAGGCGTTCCTCCACGGCACCTTCGTCGTGGTCAGTTTTGCACCCGCGAGCCTCATCAAAAATCTCCTCTGCAATCGAGCGAACCTCTGCGTGATAGTTGTGGTAGGTCATTTCTTTGGTGGTCATGTCTTCGTCTCTTGGTTGGTGTTGGTGGTGCCCGTTTATAGGGTTGGGCTCGGGTTGGGGTTGGCGGTCATTTCTTTGGTGCTAACGACTACGGCGAAGACTTCAAGGCCAAGACCCGCAACCCGGATCCTGCGCGGGATAATTCGCACGCTATGCGGACAAGAAGTCTTAGCCTTGGGGCGGCAGACCCACGGGGTTAGGCTCTCGTCGGCGGCGGTGGGGGGGCGCTGGCCGTAGGAAAAGTATGCCCGTAAAGTACTGGCGTGCTGCTCCGCTGCTTCGCGGTTCGGGAAGAGAGTCACCTCTTTCGCGGGAATGTTGTGGTGAGCGGTGTGCCAATGGATTGACCGACTCATGCCTGCACCTCGTCTTCCCTAAGGGCATTCTCCAACCGTGCCAGCACAAGCCGGGGAAACGCCGCATCCAGGTAGGTAATGCGGCTGGTGAGTGCCTTGACGATCTCAGCCCTGATCGCGGCCTTCGCCTTCGCGGCCGAGCCGTAGTCGGCGGACCTGTAGACACCGATCGGGTAGAGCACATCTTCGTAGGCGTGCTCGATGTCCATCAGCCGATAGCCGTGGACGCGCGAGGGCTCGTAGGTTGTCGGCTGTGTGCGCGACACATATAGGTCGGCAATGCGCTGTAGGTAATGCGGCCTCGATCGAGCTGTTCCGCTCCAGAGCAGGACCTCGTAGCTGTCGCCGGAGCAGTCCACCGGGCCGAGCGTGATCTTGATTTTGTTCTTCATAGGGGTTGGTTTCCTTGTTGGTGTTGTGACCACAGTTGTGGTTGTAGTTGCGACCATAGGAGGGTAGCACAAAAAACAGGGGTACGGCATGGAATCTTGGAACTATTGGGGTTGCTATTGAGAACCCATTATCAGTAGTGGCTAAACGGCGGGCGAAGGCGCTATTGAGAATCCATTATCAATAAAGGGCGTGCTAGTATGGTGTGATGCCTGCCCCCGCCCTCCCTGCTGCCTCCCCGCCCGAGTCGGTCGCCGCCATCTACTGCACCTCGCTGGAGGCTCACGGGGACCGATCCCGTGCGGCCGAGGCTGCTGGCCTCACGCCCGCGCAGGTGCGATACAGGCTTAGTCGAGACGGTGCGTGGGCCGCCCAGGTGGCAGACGCCTGGTACACCTACCGCTCGGGGCTGGCCGCCAGGGTATCGGCCAGGGTGCTGGCCGTGTCCCTCGACGGCGTGGCCGAAACGCTGACCTATCGAGGCCGCATTACCTACGAGGTCGCCAGGCACCCTGACGGCCAGCCCATCATGGATCCAGCCCGAGACGCTGACGGGCAGCCCATCATGGCTGGTGGGTCCAGAGCCCCGGGGCCGCAGTATGTTGAGCGCCTGGTGCTCGACGCAGCCGGGCAGCCCATCCCGGTGATCGTGCGGCGTTACCCCGAGGCTACCACCCTACGCCTAGCCGAGGCGCTGGGCGTGTTGGCACCAGCAGACAGCGGCGCCAGCGCCCCAGACCCCCACATGGTACTACTTGACGCGAACGGTCGGCGGTGCTCTATTGCTGACCTGTTGCAGGCCAGGTACACGGCCACGGCCACCCCACCCCAATCCGCCAATGACACTAACGATAGCCCTGATCGCTCTCGGCCTCTCCATAGCAGCCATCCATAGGCAGATCCGCCGGGGCAACCTCTAGTGCCCTCTGTCATCCGGGGGGTGCCCATCCTGGCGCTAGACGGCACCAGGAGCATTGAGTGTGAGAGCCAGTACACCCTGGTGTACCTGCTGCGGCGCCTGGACTCGGCCAACCTGGATGCGGGAGCTGTGTCGCTGGCAGCCTACGACACAGCCAACCTCAACCACGGAGGTGGCTCCGGTCCACAGCCCAACGGCACAGGATACCGATGCAGCCTGCGTGAGACTCCAGGTGCGGCGGCCACGCTGGTAGTGGCTACCGTGGCCCAAAACGGCGTGCGAGCAGAGCGCCAACTGTCTTTCACGGGCGTCCCGCTGGAGGGCGAGACGGTCACCATCACCTACCCTGACCTGTCCGACACATCTGTCGCGCCGCCCACGATCACGCGCCTCTACACCTACAGGGGCGTGCCAGCACAAGCCGGGGATCTGCTGATCGGGTCAGCGGCGGTATCAGCCGCCACCCTGCTGCGTGCGATCAACGGCACCTATGACTACGGAGACCCCGCCGTGTACCACGGCACAGAGCCTTGCCGCGAGTTGATCGCCGTTGCTGGCACGGCGGGTGGCGACATACACCTGGAGGCCCGCGATGGCGGCGTTTGGGGTAACAATGTTGGGATCGCTGAAACTCTCACCGATGGGGCCTGGTCTGGCGGCGCGACCACTCTCGATGGAGGCACGGGCACCCGTGGTCTCACTCTCTCCATCGCCTACTCGCTTCTGAGCAATGACCTGGTGCTCTCCGGTGTTTCGCGTGCTGTACACTATGACATCATGGGTATGGATACTGCGGGTGCGCCCACCAAGTTGATCGCTGGGCCAGCAACCCTGTACGCATCCTCCACAGAGACCGTGTGAGGCGGGGTTGGCGTACCTGTACTCGGCGGCGGTTCGGGTGGCCGCGCCCACGGCACCCGGCACGCAGACGATCACGGCCGCAGGGGTGGGCACGCCCAAGGCGGCTATTCTGGTGGTGGTGGGGGCAACCGCCAGCGGGGTAGCTCGCCCGGATGCCATCCTGGGGCTGGGGTTCACAGATGGTGCGGCCCAGCGGTATGTCTCATGGCAGTCGGAGTCTGGGCAGGACACCACCAACACAGACAACTGGGCTGGCTCAGACGCTTTGGTGCAACTCATCGACCAGGCAACCAACGGGCAGGCGGGCAAGGCGGTATTCGATGGGTGGGTGGCAGACGGGATCAGACTGGACTGGACAGACGCGCCGCCTGTGGCGCACCTGGTGACCGTGCTTTTTCTGTACGGCGCTGATATGCAGGCCAAGGTGGGCGACTTTTCCACCCCAGCGGTAGTCGGTGGGGGCACCGTTGTGACTGGGGTGGGGTTCGAAGCCGACCATGTGCTGTGCATGGGTGCTAATCGAGAGTTCAATAACACCCGCAGCCCTCACTTTTGGTACACCCTGGGGGTTGCGTCCAACCTGTCGCCATCCGAGAATGTGGGCTTGGGTGGGCAGTTTCGTAACTTCCGTCCTCGCGGGGATGTTTCGGCCTTGTTGGGGTCTACCAGCCTGGGCAACCTGGTTCAGGCCAACCTCGATTCACCGCCCACGGTCTCAAGCGGAGCCAAGATTGACAACTACACCAGCTTCGGCTTTCGCGCTCAGACTACCTTCGCTGCCAGGTCCACCCACTACGCATACCTGGCGCTGGAGTACGGGGGCGGCGGCTTTGCCGCAGGCATTGCCACCACGCGAACCAGTCTCGGCGTGCAGACCATTGCCACGGGGTTTCAGCCATCTACGGTGCTGGCCGTTGCCACAACCCTGGACACAGAGATTTCCGATGGGGACACGGACGCTGGCAGCCTTGGAATTGGGGTGGGCACCAGCAAGGCGCAATACTCCAGTACCGTGCTGGAAGAGGATGGAGCGGCTCCCTCCAACAGTCAATCCCTGTCAGAGTCATCATTCTTCTCGGTTGGGCCGAGTTATGGCGCAGCCGGGTACGAGGCCACCCTGGAGGAGTTTGGCGCTGCTTCTTGGAGTCTGAACTACTCCGTGGCTCCAGCCATTGGGCGAAAGTTTCTCTGGATGGCCTTTGGCTCCCCGGAAGAGGATGCCGTCGAGGACGGGCCGTTACGCAACACCGTGGCTGTATCTCGCTGCATTCCCGGCGACCAGCCAACCTACGAGTCCCGAGCGAGGCGTGTGATTGCCTGGGGTGCAGGAGCCCATCCTGTGGTAGGTTTTCTCCACAAACCATTTCACCACCCATAGCCTCCCCTCTCCATGGTCTCAGTCAACAGCACACACCCTCAGTTTTGGAAAGACCTTATGACCGTCATGTCCGCTGGCGTGAGCCCTTACACGGGCGGAGTGCTACAGGCCATGCTCCTCACCTCGGACACCACGGCGGACACCGAGTGGACAACCAAGGCGTCCTTGGACCTGTTTACCACCATGGACGAGTATATTACTTCTGGGCCTACCCACTTCCGAGAGACCCTGACTAACATTACCCCTGCCTATAGTGGGACAAGGGCAACATTCAACTTCGATGACATCGTGTGGACTAGCCTTGCTGCTTCGGATTCAGGCCGCCTTCCAACCCACTTGTTGATTTACCTCAAACTGTCTGGCGCCGCCATCGATCCATCCCTTGAGGACAGAATCCCTGTGGCTCTGCTCGATGCGGCGTTCACCCCGGATGGCACCACTTTCACGGCGATAGTTCCGCTCTTTGGCCTCTTTGGCGTGGAAACCGCGCCATGACTTCCATAAATCTGGTGCCTGGGACAACTAAGGGGCTTGAGCTTGAGTCCACCCAGCTTTCTATTGGGGTTGACACGGGCAGCGGAAGTTTCTTTGTTTTGGGCGTTCTCGCCACGGATGTTCAATCAAGCAATCTGTCCATTGGACTCACCTACGGGGGGCCGAAGAGTCTCATCAGGTCCGTGGCCTTGGCTCTCCCCGAGGCTGCCGAGGCCAGGGTATTGCGAACTGGGCCCGCCGTCCCTAGCCTTGGCCGCAGAACCCTCCCCGACTGGCAGGCGTCTGCGGCCCACTTCCTCGGGCAGATAACCGTTGCCAACCAGCACTACTACGAGCACGGCCCAATGAGCATCACCCACAGGATCTTTGCCCTTGAGGGGGATGACATTACCGTTCGCGGACGGCCCGTGACGGAGGATGGCACGGCGTTACTTCAAGCCAACATCAGCACAATTCTTCTCAACATCTTTGACACAACCAGCTCAACCTCGGCCACCGCGATTCACACGGAGACCCTGCCCGTCGATCAGATGTTTTTCTCTTCGCTTCAAATCACGAAGGGGTGGCGCAAGGACGCCATCGGCTACTCGTTTGAGCACCAGGTGGACGGTGCCGCTCTCGTTGAGGGTGGCCGGGTCTACCGATTGGAGTATGTCTTCGGCCTTTCGGCCGGAGGCTCCATCAAGCACGCCGTTGAGGTGGCAATCTCGGGTCTGCTCACACCATCCTCAGAACTAGGAAGCTAATCATGCCTGGAGTACCTGGAGTCTTTGGCCCCTCAATCGAATGTGTAGCCCTCTCTGCCGCCGTTGGCACCGTGTCTCCCGGGTTTGCGTGGTGCGAGACCGGAGAACTTTTGCAGGCGGGGGCTGCGGGCCAGATCAAGTCCATTTTTTCGATCCCTGACTTGGCGGGCGGCAATCCGGTCTTGGTAATACAGACCTCCATCGACGGGCACTTTTGGTCCGATGTTAGCAACGCTACCACGATTTCTAGTAGCACCGATTTTTTCTACACCAGCTTTTCTTCTTCTGCCGGTAATTGCCCGAAGCCGCTGCGTTACATTCGGCTTCGCCTGACCGGCGCAACGGCTGCAACTGGGTTGATTCATTGGGGCGTGCTATAGGTGCCTTTCTTGTTCGAGTACGGCATCCCGCAGGCTATTGCGCCATCTGTTAGCCTCGCCCACATGAAAGCTAACACCTTCTCGCCAGCTTTTGAGTGGAACTCCATGGGGCAGGTTCTTCAACGGGGTGGTGCCAATTTGGTATTTGCCATTCTTGGAGTGAATGGCCTTAGTGGCAGAACCCCGGAGGTAAAGGCTGTTTTGCAGCACGCTACCAACACAGGCGGACCTTGGGTTGATGTTCACCAAACCACCGTCACCACCGCCCTTATCTTGAGCGCCGATGGTTTAGTCACCTCATCATTGTTGCTTTCTGGCGGTGATCGGCCTAAGCCAGCCAGATACATTCGTCTGCGTTTAGTGTCCGTGGGCAACGATGACAACCAAGGCACGCTCATGTTTGGTGTGATCTAGCTCCGATGCCGGTGGTAGGGCCGAGGTTTGAGGCCAGGGGGGCGGCTACGGATCTGATTGCCTCGACTGAGCGTGAGGTGCTGTACGAGGGCCCAGCGAACACGGGCAAGACCCGAACGGTTCTTGAGAAGATGCGGATTTTGATGGAGGAGCCCAGATTCAGCGGTGTGCGCCAGCTATGGGTTCGCAAAACACGGAAGTCTCTCACGCAATCCGTTCTTGTGGAGTGGGAGGAAAGCGTGGTGGGAGGAGATCACCCGTGCATCAGAGGAACGGCGAAGCGGGGGACTCGGGACACCTACTACTACGCCCCAACAGACTGCGAGATTGTCCTTGGCGGGATGGACAACCCGGACAGAATCATGTCTACGCAGTACGACATCATCGTGTACTTCGAGGCAACGGAGGGCGAGCTGGACGAGTGGGAGAAGCTGTCAACCCGCGCCAGGCACAAGCGTATTCCCATGGGGTCTGACCCTGGTGGCCGTCCTTTGTTTTGGCATCAGTTGATTGCGGACTGCAATCCTGCGGCGGCAACTCATTGGCTCAACCAGAGGGCCGCTTCGGGCAAGATGCGTAGAATCTGCGCGAAGCACTCAGACAACCCGACGCATGACTCGGAAGACCAGGCCGCCCTGGATGCACTCACCGGGGCTCGACGGGGCCGTTTGCGTGATGGTCTTTGGGTGTCCGAAGAGGGTCAGATTTGGGAGTGCTGGGATGGGCGGGCTATGACTTGCTTTCGAGATGATCTTCTCTGGGACCGTGCCGACCCCTCTCAGGGGTATCGGTTTGATTGGATGTTTGGGAGCATGGATTTTGGTTTCCGGCACGCGGCGGTTTTTCAGGCGTGGGGTGTGATTGGAGAGAAGATGTACCTGGTGGCCGAGATATACAAGCGAGAGAAGAACATCGAATGGTGGGCGGGCGCCATCGAACGGCAGTTGGACCGCTGGGACCTGGAATCCATCGCTGCGGACTCCGAGGACCAGGGTTCAATCGACTATCTGAACGACAAGCTGGGACCCATGGCTGGCCGCGACGAGGACCCTCTGGTTGTGGGCATCAAGAAGGGTCCTGGGAGTCGCCTGGCGGGCTTCAACCAAGTCAGCGACAACATGGGCCTCGGGAGAATCATCTTGTGCCTGGACGCCATGGAGGAGGGCCCTTGCGAGGTTTCTCTCAGGCGGAAGAAGCCTACCTGTACCCGGGATGAGATTCCCAGTTTTCGCTGGAAGAAGACGAAGGACGGCCAATCGGACAAGGAGGACTCTGATCCTTCATGCGACGATGATGGTTGCTTTGCGATGATCTATGCGGATCGGTGGAGGTGGGGGAAGGACTTTACAGACACAAGGGAAATGAGATACCCCCCGGGGAGTTTGGGAGAGGTTCTTGACCACGCAGAGGTTTGGGATCAGGATGAGGGGGCTGCCGACGAGCTAGTTACCAGCGAATACGACGAGTGGGGAAATCAGACATGAAAGACACCAAGGGCCTCTGGCCTTCACGGATTGAGGCGGACGAACAGTATCTCGAAGACCATCTTTTCTCCCTGGAGGGGATGATTCGGGCTGCTGGCGGCCCGCACTATTCTCGGTCAAGTGGGCCGGGCACCTATACCCCGGAGAACCATTACCACAGCTACACGACGCTAATGGTCGCTCGTTTGATGCACGACAACCCCCGGGTCCGTTGCACGACCAGGCGCCCTGGGAGCCAGATGGAAGCGGCGGAGGCGATTAGGCACGGGCTCAACAGGTGGGTTCGGGATGTCAACCTAAGAGAGGTTGGTCAGCTTCTCGCCTACGATTTTAGCTATATGTGGGGGATGGCGATGGTCCGTCAAAGCCCGAACCGGCACATGGGGAAGACCACCGAGCGTTGGATATGGGACGATGACGGCTCAGTTCGAGTGGAGAAGCCGACGAGTCTATGGCCCGCTGTCTATCGCATTCCGCAACACCAAGTCATCATCGACACGCAGGCCCTTACCACGAATGAGGCGGAATACATGGGCCATCTCTGGTATCAGGAGGCGAAGTCGATCATGGCCGAGGCCAAGGCGGACTCGGAAGCAGGTTGGAATATAGGGGCTCTTGAGGGTTTGCTGGGTTCAGCCGGGACCCAAGGGGGTTCTGCTTCCAAGTCTGACCCTGACAGGAAGGCGCGGTCGATGGACCCAAAGAAGCATGAGATCGAGTTTTTGACCTTGTGGGTTCCCGGAAACCAAGTTGACGAGGAGCACGGGCCCGACAAGGGGTATCACGGCGCCCTGCTCACCTATGCACGCAATTCATCTACATCGGGGGGGCGTTTTGCCGAGGTGAAAAAGCCCGAGCCCTACTATGGCCCGCCCTCTGGTCCCTACCAGTTGTTCGGCGCGTACCGGCTGCCAAACAAGCTACTTCCCTTGAGCCCCTTGGTGGCTGTAGAGGGTCAGATTCGGGAGCTAAACCGCCAGGCCAGGGCCTTGTCTCGTTCGAGCGAGCGGCACAAGCGGGTTATTTTGTTCGATGAGAAGCACAAGAAGACCGCGCTGAAACTCAAGAGCGCACAGCATGACTTCTTTGTTGGAATCCCTGGGTTTGACAAGGCAAAGTTTGCGGAGGTAGAGGTGGGCGGAGCTACGGACAGCCAATACAAGGCTGTGGCCTACCACCACGACAGGTTGAACCGCATTTCTGCGATGGACGAAGCGCAGGCGGGTAATGTTACCGGCGTTGGCACGGCCACGGAACACACCATCGCAAACGAGGCGAGTTCAACGCGAGTGAACTTCCTTAAGCAGCAGTTTTCAGAAAGCATGAGCCAAGTTCTTCGCAAGGTGGCCTGGTTTCTTTACCACGACGATAGGGTTGTGTTCCCCCTTGGAGAGGAGGCGGCGGAGGATCTCTTGATGGACGAGCCTTGGTTCCATGGCGGCACACACGACAAGGACTCTGACGCTAACTTTGATGACCTTGAGTTGGAGATTGAGGCGTACTCTATGCAGCGTGCCGATGAGGCTGCGGTTAGGGCGCAGACGCAGGAGGGCATCTTCTGGCTCTTGCAGACGGCGCCCATGCGGGCGCAGTTACCTTTCTTGGATTGGGACCGGGTAGACACCTTGGCCGCCCAGGTGTTTGGAATGCCGGATCTTGCTGGCCTGGTGGACAACCAGGCGGCCCTTGAGATGGGGCCATTTGAAGAGGGTGGGGCAGACAAGCAGCCCCGTCTTTCTAGGGATGTGGGCTCCGCAAAGAACTGGGGGGCATCCTTCGCAGGAGCTAGGCCCACGGCGCAGGGCCCTCCGACGCCTATGATGCAAGCGGGGGCGATGCCTGGAGGCAATGCTGGCCTTGGACCGGAGATGGGGGTATGACTCTCTACCCGTTTGTGGACGAGAAAACCGGCCTGGATGTTGACCTAAACTTTCCCATGGGGCGAGCCCCCAAGATTGGGGATACGGTTGTTCGGGGTGGAGCGGTACTCCGAAGGGTGCCTGGGCACCAAGAAATAAGCCCAAGGACTGACGATATTTTCTGGAATTACCAGATTGGGCGTGAGACGCAGGCTGCGAAGGATGCCGATTTTCATACCGCTAGTGGGGTTCCTGGGTGGAAAAACAGGGCGAGTGCTCGAACATGGGCAGAAAAGCGCACCGACCAGGGGCTTGAAGCGGACTTCGAGGGGTAGTAGATATAGGCCATGGATCAAACGCCCGAAGCGGGGGAAGCAAACGCCCAAGACCCTGGGATCGCTTGGTTGCAGGAAAACGAGGCTGCCTACTCCGAAGACCCCTCCATCCCTCTGGCCGAGGCCCTGCGCGGCGATGTTCCCCAAGAAGAGACCTCCTCTGAGCGCGTGGCTGCGGCCCTTCGTGAAGGGGTGGCGGCGGACAAGAAGGGCGAGGCCCAAAAAGACACACCCTTGCCTGGTGTCAAGGGCGGGGACGGACCCTCTGAGGGAGACGATCATGCCTCCGGTTCCTCCGAGAAGAAGTCCCCCTTGTACAAAAAGGCGCTCGCCGCTCTCAATCGCGGCTTGCAGTTGCCTGGTGATTTGAAGAAAACGACAATCGACGCGATGAGTGGAGAGCAAGTGCTCGAAGCTGGTTTGGCTATGGCGGAAACGCAGGCCGAACAAGATCGCGTTGGCAGCGAATTAGGGCGCATGAAGGCGCAGGACTCGAATGAAGACACGGATGCGGACTCTAGCCTTGGGGCTACAGAACCCGCCGAGGGCTCCCTCGACTTGTCTGACATTCTTGAACCCTACGACCTCGACCTCAACCCAGAGGATTTGCCCGAGGCCCTTACAGCGGTCGCCAACGCTGCTGTCAAGCAGGCTAGGGGGGAGGTGAGCAAAGAGCTTTCCGACCTTCGAGCCGGTTTTGAGAGCTATGTTGTTGACCAGGTAGGGAGGCAGATGGAGGGACGATTCCCCCAACTGCGGGACGCGGAGAGCCGCGCCGAGGTTTACAAGAAGATGCGCGAGATTGCTCCGACTGTGGAGTACGAGAAGGGCGACACGCTCTATCGTCGTACAGAAAAGCAGATGGATCTTGCTTGTCAGCTTGCCCTTGGCACGACCGCCGCATCTCAATTTAGCGAGAACCACCCGGGCGCACGCTCTCAGCCGCCTCGTCCCTCCCGTAGATCGCCAACACAGTCCGCTTCCTCTGGATCGCAGAGGGATAAGGACTTCGCGTTTCTTACCACCTATGAGGATACTGGGGGCAATTTGCCGGCAGCGAAGAGGGCGTACTCGGGTAACTAGCAGAGCGAAAGCCTTGCCCTAGACTCAAGGAGTCTTTTAGTGGACCTTTTTACAGACTTTCTCCTGGCAACGGGAGATGCAGATGTTGGCGGAGCCAACGGCATTACCAACCTTCTCTCCCGCAAGGGCTATATGTTGCAACTTATGTTGCGAGGCCGCGACGGGTTTGAATCCTGTCAGGGCGGAAACAAGATTCGCGGGGATGTCTTGATCCGCGATGTGAGCACCTACCGGACCTACAAGCCCGGCCAAAAGCAAACCTGGTCTAACCCGCAGGTATTGGACAACTGGGAGATCGACTGGCGGTTTTCTCTTGACCATATGGCTTGGAACGACCAGGAGATCGAACTCAACGCGAGTCCCGATCTACAGAGCGAATACCGCTACCAACAGTTTGTCAATATGCGGCGCAAGATCAACATGAGGACTGTCACCTCTATGGCGCACGGCATGGAAGACGAGTTTTGGGCGCTCCCTAGCAAGGCAGACATGGAGGACTCTGCTGGCAAGGAGATCAACTCCCTCGCGCTGTTCTCTAACGAACTCCAAAATGCTGCGGGAACCCTGAACGGCCTCTACTCTAGTTACAGGGCAAGCAAAGAGGTTCAGGGCATCAACAAGGAAACCTTCTCGGCCTGGGACAACGCCCGGGCAGAGTACAAAAATATTGGTGTGACCTCTGGAACGGCCCCGCACTTGTTTGATGCGTTTGATGACATCATTCTGGAAACGGGCATCAAGCAGGTTCCCGGCCCGGAGGGGGCGGAGATGAGCGACGCCCCTTCTGTCCACAATGTTTGCGTTACCGGGAAGAGGGGCTTTACCAACTTCCAGCGGTCTCTTCGTGTGAACCAAGACTGGTTCCGCATGGGTTCGCAAAACCCGGCCTATCCTGGCCCGACATTCAACGGCATCCAGCTTTTGTATGTTCAGGCTCTTGATACTGCGCCAATCTATCCCACGGCGGCAAATGCCGCCTATGGAGACGAAACGACCTACAGCACCTTCGATGACGCCACCAACAATAGTGCGCTCGACATTGGGGCGGGCACGGACTCGGCCAATAATGATGGCCCGCGCTACCACTTCCTTGATTTTGATTGGCTGCACAAGGTTATGCACTCGCGGCGTTATTTCCGCAAACTTCCCATGAAGTCGCCTTCCAACCAAGCAACTGACCATGTGATCCCTTGCGACACCTGGCACAACAATATGTGCCGCGACTTCCGCCGCCAAGGCATTGTTTACCCCACAGCCACCATTTAGGAACCGTTCCCATGAGTACCAACCAAACTTTTTCCCCCGTGGGGATTGCGCCCCCCTTCAAAGGGTTCATCCCTGATGGGAGCACGGTTCTTCGTCTTCTCAATTCGACTGACGGAGCCGCGTTTACCGCTGGTGAGGTGGTGGAGCTGGTTCCCGAGGGAACTGATGCAACCACCCTCACAAGTGAAACGAGCGGCGATTTTGTGGACATGACGGCACCAACGGTTCCGGCTGCCACCGATGCTGGCAGCAATGTTTCTACGAAATGCTATGGCGTTCTCCTTGAGGACACCGCTGATGACGCCTTTGGCCTCGTTCTCACTAGGGGCGAATTAGTGGTCGCCAATGTTGATGGCTTTACCGGTACGGCCATTGATCTCGATGACGCCCTTTATATTGGCGGGGCGGCTGATCTTAACCGCCTTGCCAATGTCGAAGACCTCGCTGTTGGCGAAACGGTCAAGGTGATTGCCCGGGCGAGAAACGCAACACAAATGACGAGCGCGACGGGCCAGATCGCCGTTCTTTTCAACGGGATTGAGGGTTTCGGAACCGTCCAGGGTCTGGCGTAACGGTCAAACTTAGCCCTATCAAGGGGCTTCTGGGGGCGTAACCCCCCCTGGGAGCCCCGTATTTTTCGGGAGTGTTGCGTGGTGCTACAAGCAAGCGATCTCGTTCAAGAGATCAAGATGGCGGTTTCTTCTGAGCGGGCGTCCAAGTGGACAACGCACGCGACGATTATCAACCAGGCCATTGCATACTTCAATGCGATGCACCCCTGGGACTCCATGGTCGTGTCCGAGTCAACTCTCGACACCGTTGCCGGGCAGAGCTACATCGCGCTGCCTGGCGATGTTCGAGACATCACGGCCCTCTACCACAATGAAGGCACAACCAACTGGGCCAAGTGGGTTTCTCCTGACCGCCTGACACAGCTCAGGGCCTATGATGACGATGACGAGGACTATGTTGGCGGCTACTATGTCTGTGTTGAGCGCGGCGTCCCGGCGGTTGGAGGCGGGCTTGAGGACAGACTCGGCCTGTATCCAACGCCAGCCACGACCTCAACCACGGGGCTTTTTGTCATGCGTTACCGGAGGAAGCTACTTCCGGTGGGCATCGACGCGAGCGCGGACACGCAAGCCGTGAATGTTATCTTTGAGCTTGAGCCCCTGATTCGCCGTCTGGTTCGGATCTTTGCTGGCGCGATTGAAGAGGAGGACGAAGCGCCCCTGGAGAGTCGGTTAGAGATGCTGGAAAGCAGCACTATGCTTTCTCGGATGAAGGAGAATGACGGGGCGATGCAGCCGGAAATTGGTCAGCTACATGGAGGGGCTGCCCAGCAGAAGTATGAGGACTCCTTCTGGTGGGACAGCGCCATAGACCAGCCTAGCTGATGGGTAAGCGCATCGAGATTCTATGGCCCTCCCATGGGGAGAGCGAAGACCGCGCTCACGCAAAGCAGTTGGCGCAGACAACCCCACGGTCCCGCAACTGTCGGACCTTGAACTCCAAGACCCTACGCGCACAAGGGGGGCAGCGTGCGGGCTACAGCAACTTCACATCTTCGCCGGTCGATGGCGGGGTCCCGGTGGATGCCCTAGCATCTGTTGTTGCCGATCTTCCTAAGTTTTCGTTTACTGGCCCGGGAAGATTCGCACCCGAGCGTGTTTGGGGGCACCAGGTTCCAGGCAAGCAAGAGGCTCTTGATGCAGCGGTAGATTCTCTTGGCAACATTTTTGTTCTTTCTGCGGCGGGCTTTTTTGAGAAGATTGGCCCAGACGGGAAGGTGGATGGCACCACGGCCATTCATGTCCCAGGCCGAGAAGCCCCTGTGCCAAGGATAGAACTGGACTCGCAGGGGTCGGTCTATGTTGCCACCTCTGATCCTGGCGGGCTGACCTCTCGGCTTATGCGTTTCGTGAGGAACGACCCGGACGAGGATGACAAGGATGTTCGGTATGTCTTCTCATGGCAGCATCTAGGTCTTTACGGAATACGGGACTTCCGGGTAAGCGGCGGCCTTCTTGTCATTTCAAAGTTTGTTTCTCCCCTCGTTTCTGGTGGGCCCCCGGAGGAGCTTGATTTTCTAGGCCAGTTGACCGCAACAAGTCCTACGCTTTTCTCGTCGGCCCCAGTTCCGTGGCCCGTCTCCTCAATAGACCTGACTCCCAACGGGGAGGTTTTGGTGGCCTCTGCGGCCAATACCCAGAGAAACCGTGTGCCAACGGAAGAGGGGTGGTTCGTCTCTGTGGAGGACTACAGCCCGCATGAGTTGGAAAACATCAACGGAAGCGGGATGAGTACGCGCCTCCATTTTTGGGTTGACGCCAACACGCTCCCAGGGAAGTTGGAAGATGGCGACGATGTGGTTGAGGTTTTGGACCGGCGCTGGTTGCAGACCACAGAGGATTCCCCGGATATTGGAGCACTTCCCGGTGGCGCTCAGTCTGGTTCGTATTTCCCCCCAACGGACACCAAGGCTCGAACCCTCAAAGCAACGGCCCTGATTCGCGTCACAAGCCATAAAAAGTCTGGGGGATGTTTCCACGGATCAAAGAAGTGGTTGACCGCTGCCAGGACGGCTGACAGCAGCCCACCTCGATACAGGGAGAATGGCGCGGGCTACCTGCCCGCTATCGTTTTCGAGCCGCACCTTCCGGCTAAGAACGACATCTTCCTAGCGGCGAGCTTCAAGTACGGCGGGCGCCGCCGCAAGCGCCAGTCAGGAAATAACGGGGTTCTTCATTCCGGCGTTGGCCTCCCCAATGATGGGGTCAAGTCCGACACGGACGGCGACGGAGACACGAACCATGATGGCGTCATGCTTGGTCAGGGTCACCCGATTCCCTGCCACGCGGAGGCCGTGTTTGCGACCTTCATGGTGATCCGCTACAGGCTGAACGACACGAAGAAGTCCGTTATTTTTCACCACCGGGCAACCTCTGGCATTGAGGTGGGCCTAGTGATGAATGCTGCCATCGCGGACTGTTACGGAACCTACGCCCCGCCGACATTCACATCTGATCCCCCGGCAACGCCGGTTACAGAGGGCAGCCTGTCTCTCTACATTGGGATGAATGGCGCTCGTACCGGAGTATCCGGCGCGGCGGTGGGGGCTCTTGGAACGGTGGTTGCCTCATGCGATCTAACTTCGGCCGACTTTGCCAACAACCAAAGAGTTGCGGTCATCTGCATCGCATTCTCTGGGACAGATGTTGGCTCTTCGTCTATGTTTCGGGTGAATGGCCGAAATGTTGATGTATTCAATGTGGCGAAAGACCTTACCCCGGGGGCGTTGAGCGGCTTTGGGGAACATCAAGTCAACCCGCTGGATGACCATTTCTGGATCTCTGGTCTCGGCGCCGAGCCCTTTGAAGGCAGTTTGCTGGAGGTTGTCACCGTGCTTGGGGATACAGCAACTCCTGGCGCGGGCGCACCGAACCGTGTCCCCGTCTCTTTCCCAGGCACCGGTGGCCTTCCGGTGACAACCCCCTTCCAGTACACCCGTCTTGACATCGGGCTGGGGGGGGAGACATACGCCACCGATCCGGTTCTCTACACAAGCCTGGCCTCCGAGGTAGAAAAAATGGAGGGGTACTTGGCCTACAAGTGGGGCTGCCCAAATGTGTTGAAGGGTGGCGCGGTGCCAGGTACCCCTTCTTTGGGTATGGTCGATGTTCACCCGTTTGGTCTAGGTGTAGCCGGTGGGGCGGTGACGGACCCCGTTCAGCCGGTGGGTGTTTTTTCGTCTGGGGGGCCTGCTCAAGCTGATGTGACCGCCGCTCTCCGTTCGGAGAAGGAGATCCTTTGCAAGGTAGGTGTTTCTGGGAAGATCCCCTGGGCGCTTGCTGGGGGTGGGCACGGCTTGGGCGTTGTTTCTGGGCCAGACGGGTTTGTATTTGCAGTTGGCCAACATGATGCCGCTACAAGTAGCCGAACGGTTGCAAAAAAAATCCTCGACTTGGGGCCGTCTGTGGATGAGGCGGCGGAGGACACCTGGACGGTGGAGGAGGAGGAAAACTCGGCTGGGTCAGCGGTTAGGGGCTTGGCTGCCGATGATGCAGGCGGGCTCTATTGGCCTCGGGAGAGACTGGGCCGCTCCGCCGTTATGACGATTTTTTATGATCCACATCCTGCCCCGCCCTATACTTCGAACCACGCCCATGGCAATTATTTTAGAACAAGCGATCAGATATCTGGGTCTTACGCCCCCCCAGACCCCCTTATTCCCGGCTCAGAAGATCTCGGTAGGGTTTTCAAATTCCGAGATGTTGAGGCACACGGCCCTGTGGAGAATGCCGGAGAGGTTGCGGCCCCGGCCTCTTTGCAACAACTGTTTCTAAACCTTGTTGCCGCAATCAACGGCGGCCCCGGAGCTGGTGTGGTTGGAACCAACAACCCGGTTGGGACCCCGTACATCCCCGTTGAGCTGCCCAACACGCCCGATCATTTTTTCAACGCGGAGTTTATCGACTCTGGGGTTTCGGATCGCAACCAATCTCTCCGCCTTGTTCACAGGGGCTTTGGGGCCGGGACGGGCGCGGCGATTTTTCCCGGATGGTTTGACCCCAGCCCCTGGTCGTGGAGTTCTGTTGATGAGGGGGGTTCTTTGATGACCTACCTTACTATTGACGATTGGGTTGTGAGGCCCGAAACGGAAACTAGCCTTGCCCGGGTGGAATACAGGTCTCCCCTGACGGGTAAGGTTTTGTGGGCCAGGCGGTCTCCGCAAGAGTCTGGTGCGGAGATCCCGAATGCCGTGACGCTGGGCCCCAGTTCTGTTCTTTACCCAGAGGAGAGCGACCTGGAGGGAACCCCGGAACACCTCTACATAACCTCTCTAGCCAACACCATGGCGGACGGGTCTCTTTCTTCAAGCCCCCTGAGTTTCAACCTTGAGAAGATAAAGCAAGTTGGGCGGACGCAGATTATTGATGCCGCTGGGTCTTCTCGGCAGCCGTTTTATGTTGCTGCGGCGGGGGGGGACCTATACCGCGTTCGCAAGGGGCGTGATCCGGTGGCCTTTACAACCGGGCGTGGTGTTTTGCAGGCCGGGTCTCCATACACGAAGCTGTTTTCCTACCGCCAGAAGATATATGGGCTTGATGGGGAGAAGTACATCCAGTTTGATCCGAAGACCTCCCTGGTGGAACCCTGGAAAGCCGAGGGCGCGGGTGAGATTCCGTTTGGCGCCAAGCTGGCCGTTGTTTGGAATGGCCGAATTGTTTTGTCTCGCACGGCTGATGACCCGCACAACATTCATATGTCGGAGAGGGGCAACCCTGACGGGTGGGACACCTCTCCGGTGGTTCTGACGCCTCTGTCGGCGTTCTCTGGCGCAAGCACGGGCAACCTACACTTTCGCAAGAATGATCTGGTCAACTGCCTTATTCCTGCCAGGGATGACCTCCTTATTATTGGGGGAGACCAGTCAATTTCCCGGCTCACCGGGGACCCTGGTGGTGGTGGCCAGCTCGACAATCTAACGACATCAGAGGGCCTAGCCTTCGGTGACGCATATGCCATCGGGCCTGCGGGAGCAATTTACGCCAAGGGGATCAATGGCGGCGTTTGGAGAATATCGGTACAAGGTGGCGCGGAGAGGATTTCTCTGGGCTGGATTGAGCGGCGATTACAGAATATCGACCTGAGCCTTTACGATGTCAGAATGGTCTGGAGCTTCGAGTTTGAGGGCTTGCATCTGTATCAGGTTCCCCGAGGAGTGGGGGCCCGGACTGTGGAGCACTATTTTTGGGACGCGAAGGAAGCCGCTTGGTGGACGGACGAGTTTTCCATCACGGGTCTCCAGCCAACCTCGGCAACTGTTTTCGACGGGGATGATCCCGCAGACAGGATGGTGGTTATTGGATGTGAGGACGGCTATATTCGCTATGAGGACGCCCTGGCGCTAAACGATGGTGGGCACCGGATCGTCTCTAGTGTTGTTTTGGGCCCCTTCAACATGGGCGAGCAAGCTGGCCGCATGGCTTTTTCTCACCTGGAGGTGGTCCTGGCGTCTGAGTATCAGGGATGCACCGTCCAGCTATTTGTTGACGAGGTTGCCGACTTCGCGGGGGGCTCCGAGCCTGTCTTCGAGGAAGAGATCACTCCTGGCTACACCGGATACACCATGGCCAGGGCGGTTGGTAATCACATCTGGATAAGGCTTCTCAACGGGTCCGAGGGGGAGTCCTGGTCCTTGGAGACTTTGGCAATTCAGGCGCGTCGGGCTGGCAGAAGGCGTAGGATGTTCTGATGCCGAGAAAGAACACCCCTGTTGGTACGGGCCGGGTATCACAGAGCCTTGGGGCGGCAGACCCACGGGCCCGGCGGAACGCGGACACGGCGCAAAACACGCCCCTGGCGTATCACAGGACGCTCCGCGTGGACAATAGGGGCCGGGTTGGGCTGAATCCGGCCCGGCTCGTTGAGGTCGATGTCCTCGCCCCCGGCCACTACACCGAGAACTTTGAGGAGACCTCTGGCGAGCGCCACGCCGCCTTGGTGGAATCTCACAACGCCTTGGTCGTTTCGACCCAAAGCCTCCTTGATGCCCATGCGGCCCTTCTTGACGCCCTGGCCGCAGCGGGAATTGTCCTGCCTAGACGCCTTTGACCTACTCAATCCACAACATAGAGCCGGAGGATTCCGAAGGCGTCAAGCGGCTTACAGAGGATTTCTTCCGGCTGTCTGGACTGCCCGGGGAGTTTGACTTCAACATATTTGAAGAGTTTTGGGGCAGGGCTATTGACGCGGAGGCGGGCTTTATTTTGATACTCCGGCTGGACGGGGCTCCGGTAGGATTGGTGGGCGGCCTGGATTGCGAGGCGCCCTATACGAGTCTTCCAACGGTGCATGAGTTGTTCTGGTGGGTTGACGAGAGCCACCGAGGCGCTCCCGCAAAAGACCTTCTTGTGGCCTTTGAGGAAGAGGCACAAGCTCGCGGAGCCGAGTACCTCTTGATGGGCACCATTCACGGTCTGCGCCATGAGGCCATGGGCCGACTTTACGAGTCCCGAGGCTACCGTCCCTTTGAACACCTTTACTCCAAGGAGCTTTGATTATGGCGTGGGCAGCAGCGGCATTAGCGGTTTCGGCAGTATCGAGCGCGTATGGCGCCAGCGAGCAAAAGAAGGCGACCTCTGCGGCAAACGCCGCCAACCTGGCGGCACAGGAGCGAGCCCGGGAGCAAATGCGTCTATGGATTGCCAAAGGCGAGGGCGCTGCCGGGCAGGGCATACGCGAGGCCGAAAAGGGGTTTGCTCAGGCAACAAAGTCCCTCGGCGTGATTGGGCAGGGGGCTCGCCGCCGTATTCTGCGAAGAGAGACGGCTGTTCTGGGCCGGGCCGATGCTGAAGCGGCCAACCGTGGTATGTACAATTCGACTCGGGCCCTGAACGCAAAAAGGGCGGTTCGGTCGGACACAAACCTAAATCTTTCTGCGGTAGATGAGTCTCTGGCCTCGCTCCACTCCCAGCTCTTCCGTGATCGAGCCAAGACGCTAATGCAGGGGCACATGGCTAAAATGAGTCTGTACTCGATGGGAAGCCAGCAAGCTGTTGGCATAGAGGGCTCCGTGATTCACCAGGCGGGCAATGTTGGCGGGGCGTGGGGTGCCGCCGGGGGCTCCTTGGCAAAACTTTTGATGACGAACTCGCTGGCCGGTGAGACCGAAGGCGCGGGCGATCAAGGCTGGCCTGGCCCGCCGTGGAAATAACATGGCGTCAATAATTGAGCATGGAGCTGGCTCTGCTGCGCTTGGGCAGGGGTTGGCCTTTGGTTTTTCTGGCATGGCCGAGGGTCTCAAGGAGGGAGTTGCTCTTCGGTCTGCCCGGGCCAAAGAGCAAGAGATTCGCCTAAAGACCCGTATTCTTTCCGATGCGGCAGATCTGCAAGAGAGCCAGCGGAAAGCCTCTGACGAGTACAGACTTTTGAAGCTCCGGGTCGATCCAAATAATGAGATGGGTGACGCCTGGAAGACCCCGCTTGTTGAAAACCTAAAAGAGCTTGACTCAGGAAATACCAGGATAGCGGGGGGGCGACGAGAAAAGATCGGCTTGACCGATGACCAGGCAGACCTCTTTATCAGGCTGCCCACAGAGTTGCAAAATGAATGGTCGGACGAAATCCAGCGTGATCGCCAAACCGAGTCCCTCCGAACTGATCTGCAACACCTTCGGGGGCGCCTTAAGCTGATGTCTCAGGAGGGGGGGTTTTGGGACAACGGGGGTATGTCGAAGGAGAAAGTAGAGTCCCTCCTCCGTGATATCGAAGAAGAGATCGAGGCTGTTGAGGATGGCTTCAAGGAACCTGCCCCCGTCAACGCAACCATAGACAGCCTTTCAAGCCTTATCCTAAACAGCGGGTGGCAGGAGGAGGAGACGCTGCAAACTATTAGTGCCCTAACAGGCCAACGCGCACAGCTTTTTGCTGATGGGGGCGTTCTTGGTCCTAAAGAAGAAGAGCTTGATTGGATTGAAAACATAATACAACGGTATGTCGATGGGGATGAGGCGATGGACGCGATGACGGCGCGGGCTATGGCTGGCATTGGCCCGGCGGGCACCAACGCGATAGCAGCGTGGACTCTCAACCGGGTCACAAAAACTCGGGGCGGAGCCCCCGGCTCCCTTGAATCCCAGGGGCTTTTACGCACCAACCGGGTGGGAGATCCCCAGACCGCTCCTATTGCCGGAGCGCCACAAGATCAGCCGCTTCCATCTGGGAGGAAGATGCCTCCCCCTGGTGGAGCGCCGTCTTCAAGCACCCCGAATGCCGGTGCCTCCTCGTCGGTTGCCCGCCTAACTTCTATTGACGAGGGGATTCGGGTTCTCGGAGAAGGAGATCGAGCTAACGATCCGCTGCCAAAAGCGTTCACAGACGCGGCGTATGCGCTGGAGGAGTTGGGCGAGAGCGATGAGCAGTACCAGGCTGGCCTTGAGGCGCTGATGTCCGAGCACGACATCACCCTTCCCCTTGGGGATGTTCTGGAACAACTGCCCCAGCATAGCGGCCGCAATCTTCAAGAGGGAAAAGGCGCTTGGATGAAAGAGAGGGAGTCAATCTGGGTTGGGAACCGTAGCGGCGTGATTGGTGGGCTATCCAGGCAGGACAAGAAACATACCGTCTGGAAGTTAGATAAAAGCCACTACGAGGGTCTGGGGTATTCAACTGAGGAGGTGCGGGACAAGATCGGGGCGGAGCCGCCCGCCTCTAAACACCTATCCAAGCTGTTGCGCTTGACAAAAGAAGTCCGCGACTTGGAGGCGATCCACTCAAAAACAAAGGCTAAGGCGGGGGCGGAGCGGGATGCGCTGCGCCAAGGACTCGAAGCGAAGGAAAAAGAGCGGATTCAGATGCTACCTCAATGGGAACGCAAAGCTGCCAAAACGGCCCTGAGGGACCGTATTTCAAAGGAACTGGCCACCGGGGTCTTGCCGAAAAAACTAGAGGCCCTTGGTAAGGAAATACGAAGGGTTAAGCGGGATTTGGAATCTGTCAAGAAGTCTTACAGAGAGGACAAGGACGCCAGGGACGAGGACGCCAGGCGCCGCCCCATCAGAGACGCTGCTGCCAAGCTCCAGGCAGAGTCGGCCAAGAAGGAGTCGGCCAAGAAGGAGTCGGCCAAGAAGGAGTCGGCCAAGAAGAAGTCGGCCAAGAAGAAGTCGGCCAAGAAGAAGAATGTCGAGGACAAGAAGGGGGCCGAGGCAGGGGGCGGGCGCCCCGCCTGACCCATGCTGCGCGATCCTCTTGTTCGGGAAGAGTCCCCGGTTGCCCGTGCGCGGCGGCTGATGCGCGACGGTTCCCCTCCGCAGCCGCAGACGCAGCCGCAGCCGCAGCCGCAGGAGCAAGAGGGCGCAATCTCTAGGGCCCGCGCCCTTATGCGGGAATCCGCAGAAGGTGAGCCTTTGGGCTTCTGGGACGCGGTGGACGAGACTTTTCAGGGGGGCAAATGGAAAGAGAAGCTCCCTTTCGTGGGCGGCGCTGTAACGGCGGAGAAGTATTCGTCTCTATGGTCGGCTGCCTCTCGCATGGAGAACGGCGAGCAGACAAAGGATGACGAGGAGCTTATTCTGGCCTTTCTCTCTGAGGGCCAGCGCGAGGAGGGCATCGGCTACCTTGTGGGTTCCATTCTGACTGACCTCCCTGGGTTTGCGGCAGAGTTTTGGCTTTCTGGTGGCCTTTGGACCGCCGGAAAGAAGATGGGCCTTTCTGTGGCGAGCCGGGGTCTGCGCGAAGCCATCGAGTCCGCAGCCCGAAAGGGTGGGGTGCGCCTTCTCAAAAGGCAGATGCAGAAGAGGTCCGTTGGGGGCTTTACTGCGGTGGCAGCCCGTGGCATTGGCGCCGCCGCAGTCAACACGGTTGGTCAAGGGGTGGCAATGACGGCCGTTGGTGAGCTTTTTGGTGGGTCTCGGGTCACGGCTGGCGCGTGGCGTAGAGCCCTTCCTGAGATGAACCTAAGCGAAGATGATGCTGGGCGCTTGGCTATCACCTTCAACTCAACCGTTGGTGACTTCTGGGAGTCTTTCCCAGTTGCCGCTCAAGACGAGTTTATTGAGTTGTTCTCCGAGCGGTCTGGCTTCGCGCTAATGACCGTGGGCGGACAGGCCGCCTCCAAGATTCCGGGGCACGCTGCCCTTACGGCCATGCAGGGCCAGGTAGCTAAATGGTGGTCTGTCAAATACCCGGGCGAGATGGGCAGGCTGCTCAAGACCGTGGCCAAGAAAGGCGGCTGGCACGGCCCGGTTGGGGAGTTTCTTGAGGAGCGCCTTGGTGGCGCCATGCGTGGCGCCGCTGGTGTAGAGCCTGGTGGAATTATCCACAACGCATTCCCTGGCACAAAGCAGATGGCTGCGGAGTTGATTGCGTTCAGCGTTCCGGGCGGTGCTTCGGCGGGCTTGCAAGCCCTGGACTCTCCTGGCCCAGATGTTGATATCGAGAGCCGGGGCTACAGGCGCTCCACAACGCTTCCGCAGCCCGCTGGCGAAGAAGAGGTGAATGAAGCCACAGCGGAGTTTTCCAAAAACCTAGCCGATTCTGCCGCAAGTCGTGACGAGGAGGCTCCAGAGATCGAGATTGTAGACGGCCCCAAGGACACCAACATTTCTAGGCGCGGCGTTCAGGTTGTCTATGTCCAGTCACTTGACGGCAAGCCACTACCTCTTTCTGGCAAGTTCGTTCGCCCCGGGCTCGCCATTGTTGATGTGAACGCCCCCGCTGGCCAAGAGGCCGTTCTGACGCATGAGCTTTTACACAACCTTGAGGACACTAACCCGGAGGTTTTCAAGCAGCTCTATGAGGATCTTTCAGCGGAGGACCGTGAAAGCCTGGAGAGGTTTTCCGAGGATTACATAAAGGACTTGGGCGAGGCCATGCCCGAGACTGCGCTTGACGAGACGGGGAAGGTGTCTGAGGGCGCGGCGCGTTACGGCGAAGAGCGGGCTAAACTTATTTGGCTGTCTGTAACACCAGAAGGGCGCCAGTATCTAGCAAACATTTGGGGAAACCAGAGGAGCGCCCTAGAGAAAATCTCTGACTGGCTGAAAGCTGGTCTAGGGAACCTTGGGCTTCACCTGAGAAGCACGCAGGAGAAGCGCCTGGCAGAACTAGACCGTCGCCTTAAAACCAAGGGCACGGCCAGGGAGCACCTTCTTGGCGCCATCTTGATGGGTGAGGCGCTGGACACAATGCTTGGCGTCGATATGGGAGGGGTCCTTACAGCCCAGGAGCTTACAGCCCGGGGGCCCGCATCGTTTGGGGCCTCGGGCCCGCCCGATGGCGAAGGAGCGGCGGCGCCCGGCGTAGAAATGTCCCCTCTCTCCGTCATAGGCGGCGCCTATGACTCGGAGGGTGTATATCTGGGGGCCGAGGTAGAGCCCTACGACGGCACCGAGGAGGGGGCTATAAAGGCGGCCGCTGCCGTTATGGCGCGACTCCAAAAAACCTTCCCTGATATGGATGTGGGGGCCACTCGCATAGGGGTCACAGATAAGGATGGGGGCCCCGCCGGGGTTATTTCACCCGATGGCGAGATGAGAGCATGGGAGGCGCCTACCCCGAAAGAGTTGCCGAAAGAGGCGTCGGCCCGAGAAGCTGAAGAGCCCGAGGCCCCCGATGATGATGATGATGAGAAGGCCCCGCGCAAGAAGAAGAAGGCCCCGCGCAAGAAGAAGGCCCCGCGCAAGAAGAAGAAGGCCGAGCTTGGCATAAGCAAGGAGCAGGCGGACGCTGAACAGGAAAGGACCGTCCGGTATAGAGCAGGGCCCACGGGGGATAGCGCAACGCTTGAGCTTGCTAGTGGGCGGTCTCTTCCAGTTGTCTACAGGGTGGTAGACGCCGACGATGTTCTACCTACCCACGACGCCCGTAGGGGCTTCCGGCCGAACCCGGGCGCTGACATCAACGAGCGGCCCTATGACGATCCCACCGAGGGCAGAGCCTCAAGGGCCACCGTGGAGAAGATTGCAGGGAGCCCGAAGCCCCGCTTGATATTCAGCGACACCCCCAGCCCGGTTGACGGCCCCCCCATAGTTACGCCAACTGGGGTGGTTTTGGGCGGCAACGCGAGGACTATGGCGATGCAGCTTGCCTACGGCGCGGGCGGCAAGCCAGCGGACTCCTTCCGCCGTAGTGCCCGGGCCTTTGCGAAGCGCATGGGTGCGGACTCAAAGGGAATCAAAAACCCAGTAGTGGTGCGTGAGGTTCAGGCGCCCGAGGTGGGGGAGCCGGGAAGCCTCTCGCGGGAACTCAACGCTGCCCTGACCACAGCCCGTTCGCCGGTTACGGACGCGGTTTCGAGGGGCTCAAAGATCACGGCAGACTCGGCTGGCCGCATTTCTACGCTCCTTGGCGACGATACGCTCGGGGAGGTGCTTAACAACCCCAGCCGCACGAAGGCCCTACTATCTGAACTCCGCTCTGTGGGGGCATTTACCGAGGCCGATATCACCTCCGCACTTGAGGAGCGCGGTCTTTTGACCAAGGCTGGTCGAGACATGGTAGAGCAGACGCTTCTCGGGGCGGCCCTGCCAGATGTCAGGCGCGTTGCAGAGATGGCCCCGTCTGCGCGGCAGAAACTCATTCGTTCGCTCCCCTCGCTTATTGGCCTCCGCTCCGGGTGGCCCGTGTTTTCGGAGCACCTGGGAAACATGGCGGACGGAGCCAAAGCCTACCGGGGCAGCGGTCTGGCCTACGAGGACTTCCTCGGCCAGCAGACCCTCATTCAGGAGCCCTGGAAAGATGATGAGGTTGCCCTGGACCTTCTAGGGGCATTCGTTCGGGACGGCCAGAAGGCGTGGGCGGAGCGCATGAAATCACTCGCGCATCAGGTAGCAGACATCTCTGGCGGTCAAGCCGGAATGTTTGCTGGCGTGATCGCTGACAGCCCAGAGGGGGCCGTGCGCTCTGTTACGAGCCGCTTCGCCGCCCCCAGGGGCAGCGCCAACGCTCCCGCGCCTGACGCTTCCTTTGAGGAGCGCGATGAGTTCCTTGCCAAGAAGTACAACATTCGTCAGTACGCGGAGGCAGGCCCTCGCCCGGTCCCGCTCGCGCCAGAGCCAGACTACCGTTTCGCGGCCAAACGCCCAGAGCAGGGCGATTACGGGGTGGACTCGATCTGGGGCCTTCCCCTCAATAAGGACGGGACTGTTACCGTTTACTACTTCACTACACGGAGCCTGGCGCGGGCTATTGGGCGTGCCAAGGAGATCCCCTCCCCGCCAGGGGGTCGCGTATATGTCTCGAACGACTCTTCCGCAAAGGCGGTGTACGGGCCGAACAGCCAACGCTCTGTGGTGCGGCTCATGGTGGACCCGCACGACTTGCACCTGGAGCGCGAGATTGAGGGAACGGAAAACAGCAAGCTCTTCTTCATCGCCACCAAAGAGGGGCGAGCGTTCTCCCGCAAGATGGAGACCGGCAACCCCTATGCTCGCCAGGTGGCAACCCATGGTCTGAGGTATTCCAGAAGTGTCTCTGTGGACCCAAAGTTCACATGGAAGCGGCTACGCGAGAGCTTCGCGCAGGCGCTGGACGAATATCTCGCCCTGTCCCCCAAGGAGCAGCGGGCGCGGCTTTCAGAGGTCAATAAGCACCTCAAGCAAGAGCACAATGTCACAACCCTACTCACGGGCAACCGCAAGCTCCTCAAGAGCAAGGCTGGGGCCATTGGTCTCAAGCTCCCCAAGTGGGCCAAGGGGATCAAATCTGCTGGCGTCGGCCTTGCGGCTGCTCAACAGCTAGGGGATGACATCAACCTTTGCGAACTCAGCGCCAACTGCATGGCAGTCTGTCTCGGGCACACGGCTGGCGATAACTGGACCCACGGAGGGAGGGGGTCGGATCGGCGCGGAGCGAGAATGTCCCAGTACCAGAAGTCCGAGGCCATGGTCCTCAGTCCCGAGGCATTCATCATTCGGCTGCACCATGAGATTTCTAAGATGGAGGCGGCGGCCAAGGGAGAGAAGGTGATAAGCGCGGTTCGTATCAATGTGACCTCGGACATCCCCCCCAAGGTCTTCCGGTCTCTGATGGAGGCGCACCCCGGCACCACCTTCTACGACTACACGAAACTTCGCGGTATGCCCATAGCGCCGAACCATCACCTGACCTACTCGTCGGACGGGCTCGCGCAGACTCTGGCCGGCGGTGGGCGCGTCGGGCACGATCACCCGAACAACTGGCGGTTTGTGCGGAGTATGCTGGATCGGGGATACAATGTTGCCATGGGCTTCTCCGCCAAGGGAGCGGGAGAGGGCGATAGATATGACCGCACCCAACTCCCGGCGCGACTAAAGGACGAGGAGACGGGAGAGATTTATCGGGTCCATGACGGCGACACATACGACACTCGGTTTTTGGACCCGAAGGCGCGTCAGAGGAAAGGGCGCAAGAAGGGCATGATCATTGGGCTCCGCAACAAGGATATGTCCACCAAGGCGGCGAGTGCCGCCAAACAGTCGGGGGGCTTCTTCGTGGACTACGACAGGAGTCGTGATGGAGCCACCGTGACTGTGGAGACGCAGCCGCTTCCGGGGGAGTCCAAGGCTCGCCCCCGCTTCGCTGCCGCTGCTCCCCCCGTAGGTTCACCAGAGTTCCAAGCATGGTTCGAGGACTCAAAGGTGGTAGACGCGGAGGGGAAGCCGCTGCCGCAGAGCCACCAATCAAAGGTGCCCCTGACGCGCTTTGACTCACAGTTCAAAACCGAACTCTCCTCGATGGGCTTCCACTTTGGAACGCCTGAGCAAGCCGCGTTCAGGGGCACGCAGTACGACTTTGAGGGCGAGTCGCCCGAGACGCACACCGTCTACCTGTCGATTCAGAAGCCGCTCCGCGTCCCGCACATGGGTTCCTTTGCGCCAGACCATCTCTTTGATGTGATGTTCGGCTTGGACCTGATGAGCGAAGAAGAGTACGAGGCAATTGACGAGCGGATCTTCATGGCCTCGCAGCCAGAGATAGGCGCTGAACTCGTCAAGGTTCTTCAAGCGGCTGGGTACGACGGGCTCGTCTACGCAAATGAACGCGAGGGCGCTGGCGATTCGTGGGTGCCGTTCAACTCTGACCAGATCAAATCCGCCACCGGACAAACCGGAGCCTACGGCCAGCGCCCCCCCACCGCCGCCGAGGCAGCGCCTCTGGGGATGACCGAAGCCGAAGCCCTTGAGGCACAGCGGAG